GCCATTTTCATTGTCATTTGCTGTCTATCTCCAAACGCCACTGTTCTTTTCATATTAGTGAAAATAACAAATGGAGTATTGGCAGCAGAAGCCGCATTACCTGGCAGCATTGGAGTTGTCTCAAAAGGATAACCATTCAACATTCCAGGTCCCCCTGTTACGGGGACTTCGTTTAGAATATAAGCCCCTGTTGTCGTTTTCAACATTCTAAGATGGGCTAAGATGTTCTTGTTGAAATAATACTTGCCACCCATTTCAGCATTACAAGCAACACCGTCTGCCATTTTAATCAGGTCATCTGTGTGAATCTGATTAAATGCCTTTCTGTTCGAATCCATTGTTACCTGAGTTCCACAAGCAAGCACACCTGTTATACCAGCTCCAGCATTACCATTGAATAGAGCGTTGTCTTCTCCTGCTGAAATAGCCTCTTTGCTCACTTCAAGAATATATTGAACCAGTGGAGGTGTTGCGTCTGCAAGTAGTTCCTCAGTGAATACAACAAGGACATAACCCGTAACTGCATTGAGTGTTATAAGCCCGAATGTTGGTTTACTCTCAGTCTTCTCATCTGTTCCTTCTGTTGTAATCCAATACATTGTAGGAAGTCCTGCCGATGTCGGGATTCTCATAGATGAACTGTTCATCGGTATAACCCTACAATCTCTCCTCGCTATTCCGTATGTGCAAGGGAGTCGCTGAATCTCATTGAAAAATTCTATAGGAACAATATGTCCACCCTGAACAGAATCACGTTCGCTCATATAAATCAAGCCGTTCTTCTGCCATTTTGGCAGTTCCTCTTTTTGAATCTCTGCAAGTTCACTCTTGTCTCTATTATAGATGGCTCGAATGAATCTCGCAGACTGAGCAAAAGGAACTTCCTGCTCTGCCTGTGCCTTAATATTAACACCTTTAGCCACAAGCGAATTATGCTCCTCAAACAACTTTTTCATATCAGGTCTATCCAGGAATTCCTTTGTTATTCCTGGCATAATATTAGACTTGACAGCTTCGAGGAGTTTCTTTTCAAGTTCTTCATAAATCATAGTTTTCTCCTGTTATAAGTTAATCAACAATTTCTCCCAAAATCGTTTCCCTGAACTCTCTATTAAGTCCATCTGATAATACCTTTTGAATACCAGTTAGCAACTTCTGGTATTGCTCTTCGGTAATATCAACGTCCTTAACTAAGTTCTCCAGTCCAGTCTCTGGGACTTCCATTTTGTCAATATCGATTTCACCGATACCGACTTTTAAGTTTTCTAAATCTATTTCCTTGCCTTCTGGTTTCGCTGCCTCAAATGTCCCCTTCTTAGTTTTACAATGAGCCTTTGCACCCGCTTCCTTCCATATATCAATGTTATATCTCATCGCCTGAATCTTAGACTTGTTTTCCTTAACACCGTATATAACATCAATACATTTTTCATCGTGCTTGATTTCGCATTTCTTGCGTCTGAACTTATCGAATTGTTTGGGGTCTTCGAGTCGGCAAGAATGTTCATTAGGATAAGGTTTCGTAATGTCCTCGAATTCTTCCTCTGCTTTTTCGTCTGGAATTCTCTTTGTCCATATTAAATCCAGTTCTTTTAATTTTGGTTCTAATCTTATTAACATCTCCATATCTGTTTCGGATTTGTGTTTTTCAAACCCACTCTCTTTTGCTTCTTCATAGAACTTCTGATCTGCTGTCAATTCCTCTTCTTCGGTTTTCTCTTCCTCAAACTCAAATGATTTGTAGACCGCTTCGGCTATCTTGAGTTTGCCATCTGCATAGTCCCTTTGTAAAGCGTTTCTATTAGAGCCTACAGGCACACCTGAAACCTCGATAATCTCAAACTTGTTATATACTCTGTTAACCGTTTTCCCATCTACCTCAACATTATCTTCCCATCCATCCTTATCTGGAAGGAATCCGATTGAAACACTGTTGATATAATCACCTTGATATAGAAGAAAAGTAGACATAGCAAAATCAGTCGGAGCAAACTGCACCTTTCCCTTGATTTCGTTGTTTACTCTTTTGAGCCACTGAAATTTCCCTATCGGCAATATATCGTGTCTATGTGCCCAAAGGAAAGGAGGTGTTTGTTTCCCTTCACCCCAATGCGCACCTTTAGGTCTCATTATCTCGTTATCTCTGTCTATACTATCATCTGAAAGTGTAAATACAATAGTGCGTTCCTCAGCATTTATATCTTCGGTTTTAGTTTGAAAAATCTTTTTTTGTTTATCCATTATTCACCTCCTTATTGGTCATATTCAATTACCATAAATTTCGTGGAATCGCCTGCTGTCGGGTCTATACTATCTCTCAATGATACACTACCCCATTTGGCATAATTGGAACGTGAAAGATAATTAACATAATTACCCTGCTCATAAAGGTCATATTTTACATCCAACCTGTGTAATACATCAATCAGAACGTGGCAAGTTTCCGCTGAGGCCAATGATGTATCAAATACCATTTCGTATAATAGATTAGACCTATGATTCCCATAATACCAGTCAATAGCCCAATACGAGCTATCGCCATACCCGACACACCACAACTCAATCTTGATAGCATTATCGCAATGTCCAGTAATGAACAGACTATCAATCTCCCTTCGTGCTGTTCTGAGTGTCATTACCGTATCACTATCAGAAGTATATGGAATGAATAACATACTCGTATCATTAGCCTCTGGACACAATATAGGTCTGGCATTCCAAGTCTTACCGACATTTGTCCACTGCCATTCTGTGTTTGCCATTGAAAGTAAGCCCGCAATCAAAATGAATACTATAAATAAATATTTCTTCATACTACCCTCCTCTTGTTATTACCATCATTTTCTGTCCCCGTGGATGTATAAAATCATTGATACGCTCAACTCTTAAATCGTTCTCTAAACAAATTCTTTGAAACTGCCAGAATGGATATGCAAATGTATCATAATTGATTTTCTCAGGTCTATCACTCTCGAAGAATGTCGCAAAGAATTTCCCGCTCAGAATAGGTTTGACATTCTCTATGCAAGTCCGTATCTGCTCAACTGTCAAATGAGTAAATAGAGACCAAGCAAGTGCATAATCAAAATATAAATTCTTAAACTCAAAATTATTGAGACATGATAATTCGGGATTTTTGTATCCTAACCCATTTTTTAATATTAACTTTTCACCTGTTTTGAGTAATGCTACATTACAATCTATACCCGTATAATGCCAATCATAGAGATAACGAATGAAGTGCAGTCCCCCTCTGAGACTACCACATCCTATGTCAAGTAAGTAATGTTCTGGTTTCAATCCTTGCTCGACCATAAAATCAAATTGTAGTTTCCCGATTTCATTCCACTTGCCACCTATGGCATATTTATACCACAAAGGGTTAAGTCTTGATTTTGCGAGCCTTCTTAATAATTCCATTTATGCTATCCCTTCCATGCAAGGTATGACTACACATCTACAATTTATTTCGCCAGGTGCTTGCTCCCCTGTGCCTGAAAATGTCCCATCTCGACCTATACATCCGTCGTCTTGATTTTGTATATGTGAGTCTCTAACTAATTCATCACCTGCTGTAACCCATTCCTTTTTCTCGATATTAGCCTGTCTCATACTTTCGAGATGTCCAAAATTGTTTGCAGTATTGACTTCCGTCCTTGCTATTGTCATACTACGAGACTTCCCGAACTGTTCATACTTGTCGGTGATTCTCTGTGATAATTCAACTATACTTTCACCGTTATCAATTCCTTCCCGCAGGATTCCCGCAATATCTTTGAATATGTCATCACTTGTATTACTTAATAGGTTCTCTCTAACTTTGAAGAATTCAGCAATATGCGGACTGGTTAAGTCAAATGAGATTCCTAAATCAAAATCTTCTATCATTGTTTCTGCACCGTTGCTAATATCGATTCTTAACAACGGTAACAATAAAGCCCATAACTTCTTAGTCTGTTCATCCCTTGCGTACATAAAGAATTCTATTTGTTTGTTCGGGTATGACTTCCCGTATTTCCGTATATTTCTTAATATGATTTCTTTCTGTGCATTAAAGTAATCTTGTAACTTGCTAATCATTAACCTTTCTTCACCGATTGTGCGTCTGATATAAGCCTTCCAATATTTGAGTCTAAAATCTTTTGTGCTCTTAGTTACAATACTAATAGCCTTCGATGGCTCAACTTCGGGAGCAGAACCCAATGGCATTATATTAAATGGCATTAACGGTCTATAACCCCAATTAACAGGCTCTTGCCCTCGCTTCTTGCGAACTTCGTTTATAATCGTTACACCTTTTTCTAAATCCTGTGCTTCTTGCTTGAGTCCGAACTCCCTATCTTCAGGGACTACATTGTCGCTCTTGACTATCAATCTTGCATCATATTTCTGTGCTAACTTAGTTAAGAAGGCATCTCGCATTATTAGTCGTGGCATTATCGTATCTTGCTGGAATGAATGCTCTAAAGCATAAGCATTTGCAAGGTTAACCTTGTCAACTATCCCCAACTTGAATAGGGGCACTCCAAAAATTGAACTTATTGTTTCTCTTGCGTCCTTTAGTGATGCTACATATTCAAGGTCTTTGGGTGTTATCGCTATGGTCTGATATTGCATTCCTTTACCTAATACTGCAATCTCACCAACCTTGTCAATTCCGCTGTATTTCTTTTTCCACGCTATTTGTGCTCGTTCTGCTTCTACAGTTGATACTGATTCATCTGAACTGAGTAGTCCATCTGGTCGTGCACGATTAGCCAAAAGACTTAACTGGAATTGCTCCATATATTCTTTTATGTTTATTTGCTTCCGTGCCGCTTCAAGCGGTCCCATACCGACATAAGGATTGCTAAGATTCGGATATTTCAAATGAGTTATCTCTTGTGATGTGTATGTCTTGATTTCTCCACCGTGATTGTGGTCGTATAATATTTCACCCTTTTCTATTCTCATATTAACACTTTGAGTCGGTAGGATATTCAATTCCATAGGTCTGCCGAATGGGTTCAATGGCGTATAGATGAAACAATTCCCCGTTCCTTCTAAATAACCAGTCAACAAATACTTGATTTCCCATTCAAGGAAGTATTTGTTTGGTTTCTTCCATAGACTATACCACGGATGGTCTTCTATCTTCCTATCACCATTTTTTGATGGCAAGTATAAATAAGACGGGACTTTACTAATGTTTTCTTGAAGGCATTGAATACAAGCATATACCCATCCAATGTTGCTTTTCACCATCGAGGCATAATCGCCTTGCTTAACCTTGTCGAACTTATCCCAAAATGGCTGAGATAAGAAGTTAAGCAATCCCTTCTCTCTAACACCGAGAAACCTTCTAACCCTTTTCTTTATTCCGTTTAACATAGTTTATCCTTTAGTAATTCCACAATCTGATTCACTGCTCTCTCTATACTATCGGGGTCAATACCGATATAACCTAAATCATCCACCGCTTCAAGATTTCTCTCAAGAATATTTGTTATTGCGTATGCTAATGTAGGTTTTCGTTCTTTATCCCCAGACAAATCATTTCGTACTTCAATCCAACTTTTAGGGTCTCTGGTATGCACTATTATCTTAGGCTCTTTTACCAAAGCGAAAAACTCTTTGAATTGTTCACCGTTTATATGTATTTCTACATTTTCCATTCTTAACCCCCGAATCCAGTTCTAAGAAAACTGAGTGAGTTCCAAATCTTAATTACAAAATATGTTACAACACCACCGACAATAAAACCTATTGCAAATACTAATATCATTTTCATTCAATCTCCTTTGTGAGTAATATCATAAAGAAGTTTCCCTAAAAGCATACCCATTATAATCAATGATATAATCAATGATATATCCATTCATATCTCCTTTCTCCTTTAATAAAATTGCATTGCACCACTATAATACCCGACTACTCCATACCGTAGGTCATCACAACTGTCATCATTTAGTTTGATAGTTTCCTCTTGAACATTACCATCCTTGTCCTCTAAGAATATATAGTTAGTAACTTCCTTCCAACCTTGTGGACACATATCTTCGTCTATAACTATCTTATGCAGTCGCACTCTATCAATACCCGCCTTCTTGCTACCTTTGCCTTTCTTAGATGCCTTAACATTGAATCCTAAGTCTTGTAACATTACAATCTTTTCAGGGTCTTCACAGTCTGCTGTGATAATTATGTTAGCCTTATCAAGTTCGTGCTTAGCAAACTTCTTCTCAATCATAGGGGCAAGGTCTTCTATATGCAAGTGTCGTTTATGTATTTCCTCGACCATATAAACATCATTGTCTACATCACCGTATAAGTGGAATGACAGGGGGTGATTCCAGCCGAAGTCGAGTCCACAGAACCAGCCATCAACTTTCTTATCCCCTAAGATACCTCGTTCAACTCGTTGCCACACTCTTTGCCTTATTACATCAATACCCCATTCACCGAGATAAAATCTTTTATACAGTCCTTCGTCTATGTTCTTATAATATTCAAGTTCATCTTTTATTTCTTGCCTGAGTAATGGGTTATCTTCAAGAGCATAGTGCACCTTGCGAGCTATCCCCTTTATATTCAACCTGTCATATACTTTATAAACCCAATGTTCCGAACTTTCGGGTGGGTTAAAAGTGAAATACCATTTTTCCAATCCAGGTAATCTTACACTTGGGAATAAATTGTCATAATCTGATAAATTGCATTCCGTTGGCTCTTCTATCCATACACCATTGAGGTCAAACGATTTTAACTTTTCATTTCGTGAAGTGTAGAGTGGAAGGAAAAAAATAACCGAACCATTTGCATATACAAATTTCTTATACTGATTCCCTATTGATTCTAATGTCCCCGCTATCTCCAGTTCATTTATAACGCTTAGAGTTTCTTCCATTGCTGATATTTTTAGAGATGGGAATGTTTTACGAGTAACTAAAAACTTTGTTCCTGGATTCTCCCAACAATGTAATACGACACATCTTGCCCCATCCTTGCTTTTACCGCCACCACGACCACCATATAAAAATTGATACTTCTCTGGATAGTTATATACTTCTGGATGCACCATCTGCAAGTCTATGTTATGTTGATTTCTTTGTATCGTCGCTTCCATTTTTCTGAATAGGTTTAACTGTTATTACCGCTTGCACTTCCGTCCCTTCGGGTGCGGTTAATGTTAGATTCTTTGGCAATAATGGCATACCAAAGCGAGCGTAGAAATTAAGCGGTGATTTGTCAAATGCTTTCTGCACTGCATCCCTGAACTTCTTTGCATTCTTCTTTTCCTCAAACATATCCTGAATAGCATTGAGACAAGCAGTAAGTCCATTATGATTCGGAGTCCCCTTTGGACGCCCCTTGCCTTCATTGTTCCCTTTAACAAATTTCCCGTTATTTCTTGTTTTTTTATCGGTTTTCATTATTTCACAATCACAACCTTAACAACATCATCGCCTTCTAAATCTGAAAGCGATTTCATTAAATTCTTTTGTTCATCAATACCACCAACAGCGTCAATGGTAAGTCTTATCTGTGCAATACCGTCAACCAATGATTTCTTATTAAAGATTCTAACTATCCCGTCAAACGCTACCTTAACCTTCATTGTGAGTCTTGCCTCCCTCTCGGCATTTTAATTGACTCATTCTCTCCCGTTGCGCAACACGCCAAAATAATTCTATTTATAATCTA